CCTCCTTGCCGTTGATGACTTCACGGAAGAAATTACCTTCAAGACTAATGCGGCGGTTGACGTTGCCAGCATTTACGTTGTCAGTGATAGCATCCGCGACATCAGCGAGACGGGCAGAAGAGCGGCGGTTTCCGAATAGGGATAGTTCGTTCATGGTTACCTCAAAGGTTTTGGTCAACGTCAACGGCATCAAATTCGTTACTTGTGCCGAGTAAATCAAAGTCAAATTCAAGCTGTTCCATCTCAGGACTAAGCTCGACCTTGGGCGGGGATGGGGGTGGCAAGGGATCGGGTTCCGATACTGACTTCTGTGGTTTGAAGTGGTTGATGATCGCGTCCTTGTCGAATCGGTAAGTATTGCCGATCTTAACGTACGTGTCACCCGGAATAAGTCCTGTCCGAACCCAACTCCTTACCGTCGTGACCGACACGGTGAGCGTCCGTGCTAGATCTTCGATTGGTACAAATCGCAACGTCATTGTTTGTTTCTCCTAATAGTGATTGAGTACTCGGTCATAGCGTTCAGCCCGGGCGGCAGAAGCTCCGGATTCTCTTCTAAAAATTGCTTCAAGTTTCCTTGGTGTATCCGCTTCTCCAGAAGCTCGGGGCATTGATGTTCGACGATGAACTTGCCCATTGACTCCCAGTCGTTAGTAAAGTAGGTCTTCTGCGTCGTGCGATAGAACATGCCCTCTGCCGTTTTTACGGACTCGACGTTATGGTCCTTGCAATGTTGCAGGAGAACTCGCTTCACCTTGTCAGCTTGAGACTTGATCTTGTCGTCTGCCTCTCTGAAGTCTGCGGCTAGCTTCTCACGCGCTTCCTTCATCTTGAGGTAGATACGCACTAACTTCTCAGGCGTATATTGTTGCGGCGTTTCTTCGGGGTGCATCATAGCTCCTTGGTAAAAGGGAAGTGTAGTTTAGCAGGGTTTGCGTTGCTACGCAAGCAGATCGTCGTATAAATCTATGATCTTTGCGTGAACGTCTATTTTATTATCTAGTAGCTTATAAACGTGACTCTCAACTGCTGCGCCAGCAAGCTGAACAACTGTCGAAGGATGCCTTTGTCCTGCACGATGGACTCGTGCATTAGCTTGGGCGTACGTTTCGAGCGAGGCAGTCGGCCCCCACCATACTATGGTGTTTGCCGCTGTTAGGGTCACCCCATGTGCCGCTGACTGGGGTTGAATAATTAGCACCTTCGGGTCCGGTGTTTCTTGAAACCTGCGGAAGATGTCCGTACGTTTGTTAACAGGCACGTCACCACGAATAACCTCGTTTGAAATATGGTCATTCGTTAATTTTTCAGATACAAGGTCAATCGCATTCTTAAACGGCACGAAGACCAGCACCTTCTGGCTCGCCTCCTCGATGACTTCCTTGAGAACAGCGTATCGGTTCTTGATATCAAACTCGATGACCTCACCGTTGTCGGTGTAGACAGCACCGCACGCTACTTGTAGCAACTTAGACATTGCCACTGCCGCGTTGACTGCCGTTATCTGTTCACCACCCGCTTGAACAACCAGCTTGTCTTTAAGTAGCTTGTAGTATTTTTTCTGTTGTGGGGTCAACTCGACCCGCCGCCGTACGTAAGTCATCTCAGGTAAATCAAGGCAATCTTCTTTACTGAACCGGATCGCCGGTTGCAATACACGATGCACAATAGTCGTAGCTTCGGGTCTAGGTATCCACCGGAACTGCGAAATCTTTAGTAGCACCATCTCCTTAAACGAAGACGCGAAGCGCGGCACTGAGTTCGGATTGATTAGTTTAGCTAGACCGTACGCATCTACTGGAGATTGTGCGGCAGGTGTACCAGTCAACATCCACAGCCACGTGCGGGAGCCAACCAAGCGGTTCAAGCACTTCCAGCGTTTAGTCGAAGTGTTCTTGTAGGCGTTGGCTTCATCGACAACAATCAGGTCAAACCCGCCGTTATCGATTTCATACTCGACTGTCTCGACCCCATCGTAGTTGATGATGACGAACTCGGCATCGCCTTTGATGATTGCCTTGCGTTTATCTACGCTACCGTATGCGATATCTACCGTACGGTGCATGGCAAACTTAAACAGGTCTGCTCGCCACGCCGAATCCATAATTGACAAGGGGCAGATCACTAGCACTCGCCGGATTCGGCCTATGCTCAACAAGTAATCAGCAGCCCAGATGACGCTACCCGTCTTGCCCGTACCTTGCTCGTTCAGGCATAGGGCTTTTTGGTTCAGCGTAAGGAACGATGCCGTTGTCTTTTGATGGTCAAACGGTTTGTACATCCCCGGCCATTTGTATTGTCCCAAGATGGGACTAGGCACGTTACGGATATTTAGTTGGCGTAAAGCCCGGGCTTCGTCCAGCCCCCAGTTAACTAACACTTGATTGTTCCCTATGTCCTTGCTCTTCGGTATCTGGCTCGTGACCTTCGTTGGGTCACGTAGCTGTAGTAATAAGTCTTTGTTGTTGACGATCTGCATTACTTACCGTTTCGGCTACGATTTTTGTGCGGAGTAGTGAGTCGCAGATTACTTTTGTCGTTGCTCCCGCCTTTACTTAACAAAACTTTGTGGTCTATGTCCTTGCCCTTGCGGTCAACCCCCTCGGCATCGTACATCCGACGTGCCTTCTGGCGTTCCATCCGCAGGGGGTGCTCGCCCCGCTCCTTCTGTTGCGCGTACTCTTTCTTGTACGGACGTGGCTTATTAACGTAAGGCATTACTAACTCCTTCCATTGTGGGGGCAAGATAAAACTACGCAGTGGTTACGACACAGCCCGCTCGGCCTTGCGTTCCATACATTGTTGGCGTAGGACGCCGCCATGCGCTTGCGATCTGCAATCCATTTACTCCAGCGAACATCTTGCTGGTCTATGTGGTAGTTATCTTTAAGGAAAGCGTTAGCCACTACAAATAACAAACCACCCTTAACCTTCTTAATCTCGGGGAAGTGCTTGAAGATAGCCAGTGCCATTAGTTCAAGCTGACCCTTGTCGGCATACTTTGTTGACTTGCCGGTCTTGTAGTCCACCACCCTTGCTTCTGCATTGTCACGGTCAAGGATAACCAAGTCGGCAATACCCCGCCACCATACGTTCTCGTCTTTGAACCCGCAAGGTTGCAAGTCTTCGGTCAAGCCCATCTCGTACTCGCACAGCTTCTCTCCCGGCATCCGGTTGAAGTTGTCTAGTACTGACTTCGCATAGTTAAAGTGTGGGGGTAGGGGTGTGCCGTCCCTGATGTAGAGTTCAGCCGCTTCATGAAACTGCGACCCGTATAGGGTCGCTTCCGTGGCTGATTCTTCGTAGTCCTTTACTACCTTCAGGTGGTAAAACTTTCTAGGGCACTGTTCATATGCCTTAATACTACTAAAGGACCACGGGGGTAGCTTCACTCAACAATCTCCGTATCTACGGGAAAACCCCGCCTCACAGTTTAGCGGCAAACCTTCTGCCCACTTGGGAGTCCACCGCATACACTCCATGACGTACGCCATAGCTTCTTGTGCCTCTGCCTCGGGTGCTACACATGCGATGGCATCATGAACTGTCATGACAACACGATACCTCTTAGCAATCCGCAACATTTGCTCTCCGATTATACACCTTGCGACCGCTTGGCACACGTTCTCAATGACCTTGCCGCCGTAGATATATGTGAACCCCTTGCGAGTGCGGTACATAAAGGACGGCCCCTTCTCTCCCGGCTCGACCTTTAGCTCGTCGTATCGCATGAGTAACCCGGAAGGTAACTTGATGGATGTATTAAATACTCTGAGCACACCCTCTCGACCTAGCTGAGTCTCCTCACCATTGACCATGCCCTTGAGTGTTGCCTGAGCTTGTTGCCATAGGGCTACGATCTTTTTGTTAGTGGCGCGATACACGTTGATGATGTGCCGTGCCATGTCCAGATCCATATCAATCCCGGTAGTCTTCAGTGCAGCTTTGAACTTAGCCGCACCCATACCGTACCCTGCGCCGAGGATTGTGGTCTTGCCAATGAACCGCTCCTCCTTGGTAATCAGGGTTATAGGCTTCCCATATATAAAAGAGGCCATGATTTTGTACACGTCTTCGCCATTAGTAAAAGCAGTTAACAGGTCACCCTGACCAGATAACCACGCCAACGTCCTTGCCTCAATCTGCGAAGAGTCAGAGTCGATTATTACGTACCCTTCAGGCGCAAGAATCCCTCGCTTAATCTTGCCACCATGCTCGCCCCGGCTCGGCAGATTCTGCATGTTGATCTTGTCGTCCCCACCCCACCGACCAGTATGTGCGGCGTAGTACCGTAGCGGAATCGGCAATGCCCCTCGACTGCTGATATCTAGGAACCGCTCGGTTCTTGTTTCTTCCAACGTAGACTTAGTGCCTAGTCGTGCCGCAACAAGAGCTTGCACTCGCACGTCCGGGTGCTCCGCTAGTGCCTTGAACTCCTCGTCGTTCTTAGCTAGCGCGAGCGTCTCCTTGCCTGTAGTTGGGCTTATCTTAGTAGGAGGAATAACATCAAACTCTTTGAGAAGGGCCGCAAACTTTGGGTTAGATAATAGCTCGGCCTTCTCTGCCCCAGTGTTATTTAATAGCTCCTGCTTCGCTAGCTGGATATCCCGTAGGTGGTCGCGCATCAAGTCCTCGTCCACTTCTAGAACGGGGTCAATAAACATCCGCAACGTCAGATCAATCAGGCGCAACTCATCCCGTGGGAAGGACGGAGCCATCAGACCAAACAGGTTGTAAGTTATATCTACGTCATTGAGGCAATAGTCCCCGTAGCGTGACAACTCCTCATCGCTAAAGTCCAGACGCCGTTTGCCCTTGGCATGGATAACTTCTTCGCCCTTAGCACCCACCTTGTACCGCTCGGCTAGTGCTTTTAACGAAGCACCTACCTCGACCCCGTGGATAGCGCGTCCCATGCACAGGGTGTCTGCCCATATCTTCGCATCTATACCGAAATGCCACTTGAGAATGGCACCATCGAACATTGTGTTATGGGCAAGCACCATTGATTCGGCAAACGGAAACTGTTTGAGCCACTGACCCAACTCTTTCCTCGGCCCACTGGCCCACTGCGTAGGCTCGTTGTCTACCTTTACACCTACTCCAATAACCTCAAACTGAGAACTACGAACGTACTCCTCCGTAGTTATCTTGGATAAGCTGAAGTCCTGATCGTAGAACGTCTCAAAATCAACCGTGATCAATTTCACCTTGTACCTCTTTTAATTTGGCGGCGTAGTGTAGTGCCTTCTCGGCATCGTCAGTCGATCCGGCTTTGCGCCCCTGACGCATTGAGTACTTAATGATGTTGCCTTTAAGGAACCCTACGAATTCCTCGTAAGTTAATATTGCTTGCATCGCATCCCACGGCGGGAACTCCATCTCTTTATAGTGGTTACCACCAACATGGATATCATCTGCCGTCATTTTTTTCCTTCAATTGTTTTTTCAGTAGGTGGTTTTGTTGCATGACATCTTGCAACAT